ATTACGGCAGCTGATGGCACAGTTGTGCCATCTCCGCGAGATATTTGGCGCACGGCGTTGCGGTCATCGCGCCCCATTCGGGTTGCTCGCGTGCTCAGCAAGCCAGTCCTGCCAAATGATGCGCGCCAAGTTCGTTACGCGCCGCCGCTCGTGCTTGCCCGCAGCATCAAGTCGGCGCCGCAGTTCGCTCGACAGCCTGACATTGAGGCCTTCGTCAAATCGGGCCTGCGTCGTGCGGCACATTGGGGCACGCCTAGTAAGTTTCAACGGAAATAGCGGTAATCGTGTAGTTTTTTGGACTAATTCTGAAATTATCCCCAACTTTGTTATTGTTGTTGTATGAATATCGGAAGAATAGCAGAGTATATAGAAAGCAATTTACGCTGACTCACTACGATCGCGCAAGTCGACTACTTCGACAGATACATCTGAAGCGGGCTTAATTCTTAAGGCGGCGACCATGCCGGAAAACCAAACAACTCTCAAGCGCGGACGCGGACGGCCAAAGGGCGCGAAGAACAAGTTCACCCTTGAGCGCGAGAAGGTTCGCGAATTGCTCGACCAGGGAAAGCTGGGCTCCAAAAAACGCGCCACCAAACCGAGAGAGCCGAAGGAGATTCTTTTCGAAGCCGCCAACTTTTTCTGGGACCAGGCGCAGGGTCTGCGCGATCACATGAAGAAACTCGAGAACGAGAACGCCAGTGACGCAGCCATCAAGGCGGTTCGCAAAGAGGCCGAGCGTCAGGTCGATATGGCATCCAAGGCCGCCGAGCGCGCTTCGCCCTATTTCCACGCGCGCGTCAGCCCCGTAAGCAGCATCGATGGCGAAACCATCACGCCCTACGTCGCGTGGCTGCCAATGCCCGCGGCAACCGCCGACCAGTGGGTAGCAACTCGGATAAAGCCAAATGGCGGACAACAACACTGAGCGACGAATTGTCTGGTCACCAAATCCAGGGCCACAGGTGGATTTGCTGGAGTGCCCTGTCTTTGAGGTTTTCTACGGCGGCGCTCGAGGTGGTGGCAAATCTGACGGCATGCTCGGCGAATGGCTCAGCCATTCCAGTCTCTACGGAAAGCATGCGATCGGCTTGGTCGTGCGGCGTGAGTTGACGCAGCTGCGGGAGCTGATCGAGCGCTCTAAACAGATATACAGCCTACTCGGAGCCAAATGGAACACGGTCGACAAGACCTGGCTAATGCCAAACGGCGCGCGACTGACGTTCGCATATCTCAACAACGATTCGGATGCTGACCGTTTCCAAGGTTGGAGTTTGACCAGAGTCTATGTCGACGAAATGGGAACGTTCCCAGACCCGGCACCAATCTTCAAACTCATGGCAACACTGCGTTCCGCCCACGGCGTCCCCTGTGGCTTCCGCGGAACCGGCAACCCCGGCGGACCTGGCCATCAATGGCTCAAACAACGGTACATTGATCCGGCCCCACTCGGTTACAAGGTGATCCCGACAGAGTTTTCCAATCCTTTCACGGGCGAAAAGATCGTGCGGGACCGCGTGTTTATTCCCTCACGTATCACCGACAATAAGTATCTCGGCGACGATTACGTCGCGAACCTCCACTCTGTGGGGAACGATCAGCTGGTCCGCGCCTGGCTGTTAGGCGACTGGGACATCATCATCGGCGCCTTCTTCGATAACTGGGATCGCAACAAGCACGTCATCGAGCCTTGCCCAATGTCCTCGCGTTGGCTGCGCTTCGTGGCTGGTGATTGGGGGAGCGCCAGACCGTTCGCGTTCGGATGGTTCGCAGTCGCTGGCGATGATGTACTACACAAGCGATCAGACGGCTCGCCAATGGTAATACCCCGCGGGGCATTGATCATGTATCGCGAGTACTACGGGATGCAGAAAGACAAACCGAACGTCGGTTTGAAAATGACGGTCGAAGACGTGGCTGACGCGATCCACAAACTAGAGGCCAGCGAGCCACGCGACCTGAACGGTAAGACCGGCATCAAATACAGGGTTTTGGACCCAAGATGCTTCGCCAACGAAGGCGGCGCCACACACGCGGAGCGCTTCGGCAGCAAACGCCTATACTTCAACCCGGCCAACAACATCAGGACGAAACGAGGGGAAACAATGGGTGGATGGGACATGATCCGCCACCGACTGGACGGCGAAGATGGGCGGCCGATGCTGTATTTTTTCGATACCTGCCGCGACACCATCAGGACGCTGCCGGCGCTCCAGCATGACGCAACTAATCTCGAGGATGTCGACACGGAAGGCGAGGATCACTGCGGTGACATGGTGCGGTATGCCTGTGCATCACGACCGTGGATCAAACGTGACTATCAGAAGGCCGAAAAAGACGAACCTGCAATGACTGCGGCCGACGAGTTCGGGAACATCAAGATCGACCTAAACAAGCTGTTTGAGGCGAACGAGCGCCGAGCCCGTCACGCCACTACGACAATTCCAAGGATCTAGGCGCATGCAACGTCTGGACGCTATGGCCGCGCGCACTGACAAAGAGGCGGACGAGCAACCCACCGTTTATGTTGTGTGGTGGCCACCACTGCTCGAAACTTCGAAACAATGGGTCGAACGCTGCAAGCCTCTGCGCGCGCGATCGTCAACGATCGTCCTTATAGTATCTCACCAACCCCTCCACTACACGCGCGCGAAGCTCGAAAAATCCGGATCAGCAGGCGTTCTAGCGGCGATAACTAGTCGTTTGTCGACTGCACGCAGTGATCGAAGCCGTAAGATGAGCTTCCCGGTCAGCTTGTTGGTGCCGACCCGCTCGCCCGCGATCGCAGCCGCCGTCGGTGTGAGCGCAGGCATCGGCCACCTCGAATCTGTGGATAACTTTGACCCGACGGAACCAGACAACGTCCGCGCAGTTTCGCCTGTGCTGCCGTTACTTCGCGATCATCTGTGCTCACCGCGTAGGTCGCGAAGCCCATGAGGTGAGGCTCTCGCTCGACCTGACGGGAGTCTCACATTTCTCAGCGCGTTGCTTCGCTCGAGTCGCGTAAGAAGACGCGAAGCGGGTGAGGCTCTCGCGCTCCACTCCGAGAGCCTCACATTCCTCAGCGCAGTTTCACCCAGCCGTAGAGCAGCGGGTATTTGGCCTGCGCGTCGGTCAGGCGAACGATGTCGCCGACCTTCGAATGTGTGCCGGCGAGGAAGCCGTCGACGAGCTTGACGTAGTCTTTCTTGGGAACGGCTGCGCCTGCGCGCTTGAGCTGGGCCATGGTTGCCTCTTGTTACTTCTTGGCGAAGGTCTTCTTGGCGGGAGCGCCGCCAAGCACGAGCACGTTGGGCAGGAGCGTATCGCTCTTGCTGTCGAGCAGGAGGTTGGTCGTGCCGACCGTCTCGATGGTGTCGGACGTCAGCGTGATCTGGTTCGGCTCGATGGTGATGGTCGAGTTTCCGACCTTGAGCGTGATGAGATTGTCGTCGAGCTTGATCGAGACGTTGTCGCCGATCTTGTGCTCGATCTCCTTGCCCTTCATGCGTGACACGGCGCCGTCGCCGTTCATGCGCACGTAGTCGTCGTCGTCGCTGTCGGGCTCGGTGTTGTCGTCGGTGAAGTGACCAGGAATGACGATGCCGCTCTCCGGCGTGCCGGACGGACAGATAACTGTGACTGCCTGGCCGACGACGGGAAGCGTCTTGGACTTGAGCGAGCCCGAGCCCGAGCCTGCGAGTTCGGTCCAGTAGAGCCAGTCGGTCTTGTGCGGATCGGCATCGGCGTCAGCCAGGCCGTCGTCCACGCGCACCATGCGCTTCGACTTGTCGACGTCGGTGACCGTGCCTTGATAGACGGTGCGGCGAACACGACGCTCGAGCTCCTCGACGCGGCGAAGAAGCTGAGCAATCGGATCGGTGATCATGCGTAGTCCATTTGGATCATGACAACCCGCAGGCTGTTCGTGATGTTCGCGACCGCTTTTGAGGAGATCGAAATGAAGAAGATCGTTGCTGTTGGCTTCTTATTGCTCGTTTCAACGGCGGCCAGCGCTACGCACCGAAGACACCCACACTACCCGGTTTGCACGCCGCAGCAGGTTCAGAATTGCAGTCGTAACGAGAGCCTTTGTTGGAGGCAATGCAATCCCCCAGGTACCTGCAATTTGCATTGTTGCCTTCTCTACAAAGGCTGCTTGCAGCGAGCTGGCTGCGATACAGATCCGATCACCTGCGAAAATTAATCCTCGTGATCAGCGCTCCGACGGGAATTTTTCCGGCCGTTGTCAGATACGGTACATATGCGCCTGGTCACCACCGCCCTGATGATCGTTCTCGCCATTCCCACGCTGATGGCGGGCGTGTTCTGGTTGCTGTCCTGGTGATCGCCCAAGCGAGGTTGTGGTCGGCGCCGGTCATGCCGGTATCTGGGTGGGGGTTTACGAGCGGTCGAAATTCAGGGCATCTGGCCGCGTTTCCCACGGATGCGGTGACGCTCGTCACCTAGCGGCCATGACCGAACCGAGCAGCTCCTAGGCACCTGTCGGCTTTCGTTCGTGGCCGCTTCTATGTCAGGTCAGGATCGGCGTCGTCATAGACGGCGCCCTTCATGACCAAATGAGACGGGAAGACGAATTTCTGGCCGCGCTGGACCTGCATGAGCGCATCGACGTAGTCGGTGCCGATCTTGAGCTGTGAGACCCAGGCGACGCCCATGATGCAGATCGCCTTGCGATCCTGCTTGGTCGACCAGAGGTTCTCGATCTCGATCTTGTCGGCCGGGAAGCTATGTGTGTTGAAGTAGTTCCACTGCGCGAGCGCGGCGATCGCCTCGGCGAGCTGCCAGCCCTCGACGTCAGGCGCATCGTCGCGTGACGCGCGCGTTGCGATGAAGACGCCGATGTGGATGTCGAACAGGATCTCGCCGGTTGCGAGCTTGTCTTTTGCGGGTGCTCCGAGCACGGCGACGTAGGCCGCCGGCGAGCGATGCGAGAGACGGTCGAAGTCTTCAAGGGTGAACTTGCCGGGATGCGGTGAGACGTCGTTGAGCTGCGGGAAGGATTCCTTAAGCTTGTCGATGATCGAGGAGCGGTACGCGATGATGCTCATGATCGCGTCCCTTCCGTCGATTTTTAGATGTGGTGGTCTGCTTCTCGAAAGCTTTGCAAGCTAGGACTGCAATGCCTGAACAGGCAACTGGAGGCTTCCCATGCGCGCCTCAATGAAAATATCTGCCGCTGTCCTTTGTCTGCTTTGGTTCGGCGCAGACAATGTTTGTGCTCAACAACCAGCTCTATGTCCTCCGGGGCAAGGTTGCTGCTGGCTGGGCGGCAGGCACTGGTGTCGCCCCCTCGGCAGCGACTGCCCTCAGGGCCTCGGCCTCAGGCATCATCTGCACCAAATGCTGCGTCATAGAGCGCGCGCTTGTTAGCCCGTTCAAAACAGGGACCCGTTTCCTGGCAGTCGGTTTCGCCGCAGCTTTCGCACAGTGCCTTCGACTGCTGCTCCGCTTCGCGCAGTGCATCGTGCAGCGCCTGCGAGCCGCCCTCGGCCTTGATGCTCAGCACGCCGTTGACGGAGCGCACCTCGAGGATGGTCGCGTCTTCGTTCATGCAGCGGCCGATGAGCGGCATGTAGAGCGGTTTCCAGCCGGAGCCGCACTCGATGCCGTGGTGCTTGAAGCGATAGGTCACGCCGCGATCTCGCGTACCTTTGCCAACTACCCTGCTGGCATGCCGAAAACCCGATCGCGTAAGTCGATCCGTGATGGCGGCCAAATGATCAAGGTTGGCGATGCTCACAACGAGATCGCCCTTACGGCCGAATCCGCATTGCCGCCAAAGAAGCCGCCGGCGCCGAG